GCATCCGCGGCTGATGGTCGGTCAGCAGGTGCCGGTCCTCGAAGGTGAAGGCATGGAGACACTGCGCGACGTCAACGACGCCCGCGAGTGGCAGGAGGCCGTGAAGTCGATCCTGGTCGAGGAGATCAAGGATCGAGCCACCACGGCGATGGAGGAGAACTCCGACTTCCTGTCCACCATCCACGCCTCGATCGAGCTGTTCCAGACCAACCCCGACCTGGTGCCCGGCACTGCCGAGTTCGATGTCACTCTCGCCAACCGGTTTGCGGACCTAGCCACTCCGTACGAGCTCAGGGTGGAGGGCAAGCTACAGGGTTACTCCATCCCCGTGCAGCCGATCATCGAGCAGATACGGGCCCAGCTGGTGGCGGAGCGTTCCATGTCCGCTCCTGCCGCCACAGCAGCCGGCGCGGCGGCAGCTTCCACCGCTGCGCCGGCTGCTCCTCGCAAGCCAGCCGACCCGCCTCAAGCAGGGATCCAGTCGAAGGCTGGGTCCGGTGAGGCGAAGGAGGACTTCTCCACGCTGTTCGGCACCATCGGGCTCCCCGACTTCCAGATCTGAGGCGCCATGCGCACCCACCTGATGCACTGCTCGATGCAGTACAGCGACTCACCGAGACAGCAGCGTCAGGACCTGGAGCGGATCTTCGACCGCGCCATCACCCGGAAGGTGCTTTCGGTCGGCGGCACCGAGGCGGGCGAGGAGAAGTTCCGTCGCCTGATCATCGAGGTCGCCGGCGTCCACGGCTACCGTGTCGCCTCGGTCAACAACAACGACGCCTGGGTCGCAGTCCGCAGGGCAGAAGTGGTCGCTGACACCTGGGACCAGTACTACTCCGGGGTCATCGTGAGCAGCGATGATGGTGTCGGCCCTCACGGCAACAGGGGCGTCGTGGGGGCCACTTTCGTCAACCGGGATCTCGGCAAGACCACCGTGACCGCCTGCCACTACCTGACCAACGGCAGGAAGGGTGAGCCGAACTACCCGCTGAACCTGAAGCTGGCCCGTGCAGTGGGCGACGCGGCCAAGGAGCTCGGCAAGGGCAAGGCCCTGTTCTTCTACTCCGGTGACCAGAACATCCTCGACGTCGTCGACGACACGTTCATGGGCCAGCCACTGACCTCAGCGTGGGACGAGCTGAAGAAGTGGGAGAACACCGGCCACGGCAACATCGACGTGATCGCCTCCTACGACGCCGACCACCGGGTCAAGGCCGCCTACTGCCGGGCACTGGACGACACCGAGTTCCCACTGAACACTGACCATTGGATCGTCGAAGCAGGTTTCGACGTGCAACCCCTGAAGGGAGGAAAGCCATGAGCAGTGCAGGTGACCAGTACCGTGACTACGTCGACCTCGACGTGCCTGACCACATCGACGGCCTCGAGCCGGGCGATGACGAGCCCGACGAGGACGAGGCGGACGGCAAGAAGAAGTCCACGGCCAAGAAGACCTCGGCCAAGAAGTAGTGCCTGATGCCCACGTTCCCTGTCCACTACCGGCCTCGCCCGTACCAGCGTGAGGCCCACGAGATGTGGCGCAAGTTCCGCATCTCGGGCGTGGTGTACCCGCGTCAGTCGGGCAAGGACGTGGGCATGAGCATGGAGATGTGCGAGCGCCGGCTCCGCACACCGAAGACCACCGGCGTCTACGTCAGCCTCGACAACCCGATGATCCGCGACATCCTGTGGGACAAGACGTACTTCGACCCTGCCTCCGGCTTCTACGTCCAGGCCCTGCAGGACAATGTGCCTCCCGAACTGGTCGACTGGAAGGGCACGGTCATGGAGGGCCGGTTCTCCAACAAGTCCCGGCTCAAGCTGCAGGGCTACTTCCAGTCGGGCCGGGACAAGAACGGTGTCGGCACGTCCTTCCAGGACTACGCCTTCACCGAGCTCGCCCTGTTCACCCGTGAGGATCCGATCCCCCGGCTCATCCCGATCATCGAGAACCGGGCCGAAGACAAGAAGCTGATGTTCGCCTCGACTCCACGAGGCAAGCGGAAGAACCCGCTGTGGCAGCTGATGCAGTCGATGGAGGGCAACCCCGACTTCAAGGTCATCACCCGCACCATCGACGATCTCAACGCCATGATGGTGGCCGAGAAGCTCGAGCCGGTGCTGACACAGTCCCAGCTGGAGCAGATCCGCGAGACCTACCATCGCCGGTTCGGCAACGACCGGATGTTCGAACAGGAGTACTACTGCTCGTTCGAGGAGATGGACGCTGCTGCCGTGTACGGCGAGGCGTACATGGTGATGATGAACGACCAGCGGATCCACACCTTCAACCTCAACACCGCGCATCCAGTGTACGTGGTCTTCGACATCGGTGCATCCGGGATGCACTCCGACGCCACAGCGTGGATCGCCTTCCAGTGGATCAACTCGAAAATGTTCATCTACGACTGCGGCGAGGGTCACGGCAAGGCACTGCCCGAGTACGTCGACGTGCTGCGCGAGAAGCCCTGGTTCAACCAGGTGGCGCAGATGATCCTGCCCTGGGACGGCGAGCACCACGAGAAGGCCGTGAACACCACGCCCGCGGACATGATGCGCACCAAGTTCCCCAACGTCTCCGTCCTCGCCAAGTCCGGCAAGGTGTGGAAGATCCCCGGCTCACGCCAAGGCGACTACGACATCATCACCGACATCCAGCAGGCACGGCTGCAGATGTACAACCTGATCGTCCACGAGGGCAACTGCCAGTGGCTGCTCGAGTGCTTCGAGAACTACAAGTACGAGTTCAACCACAAGCTGCAGATGTGGACGGAGAAGCCGCTGCACGACCGCTTCAGCCACACGATGGATGCCTACCGCTACGCGGTGCAGGCCACCAAGGAGCTGGACTTCTTCGGCGGAAAATTTTTTGAGCAACCAGGATCCGAGACGTCCGTCGACTACATCGAGGACTGGTCGAAGGTGTGGGCCAAGTGAAGTCGATGACCGTGCGGCAGGCGCTGCAGCAGGTGGCCGACTACCCGAACCCACTCGACGACGAGATGATCCAGTGGCCGGTCCACGAGCTGGTCGCCCGCACTCTGTATGAGATCGCCAACCAACCCGACAACGCCGTACGTGGCAGCATGGGCAGGGCCAACAAGGCGAGGAAGATGATCCTCGACCGGCTCGTCGGCAAGCGTCGCGCCGGCAGTCACCCGGCCACCAGGAACAATGTGACCATCGACTTCGTGGATCTGGCCGGAGGTGAGATCGGTGCCGAAGAACCAAGCGACCCAGCGTGACCTGTTGAGCGTGATCGTGCTGTTCTTCTACGGCGTGCCCACGGTCCTGGCTCTCGGCTACATCATGTATCTGCTGTTCTCGGTGATGTTCCTAGGGAGGGGCACGTGTCAAGCGAGCTTGTGCCGGTAACCCCGCAGCGGAAGTACCGCAAGCAGATCCCCGACTCACACCGTCAGACGTTGGATACCCGCATCCTGTGGCTGTGGCATCAGCGGTTCGGCACCGTCCAGATGATCTGGAAGGACAGCCCCGACATCCTCGACAAGACAGCGGCTACGCTGTTCCTCCAGGCCGTGCTAGCCAAGGACCTCGACTCGATCTCCCAGATCTTCCAGCGGCTCGAGGGTGGGGCACTGACTGATGAGGTCCTGTTGGAGCAGGCTGAATCCCAGATGCGCGTGTAGCCCAGCCCAGACCGTGTGCCCTGCGCCACAGAAACACGGCCCCAGGGCGCTGGCAGACCTCGCACCGGCAGTAGGCCCGGTGATTCAGCGTCTCCTCGTCAGGGACGGTCTCAGGCATCTCACGGGCCTGGTCCGGCAGCAGGGGGAGCGGCAGATACCACACACCCCCGACTCTAAAAGCATCGGGATCCGATGGTTTCCTGACCGCGTACTTCCGCTTCTCCTTGGGCACCGGCTTGTACCGGTGGTAGTTCGCATAGACATGCGTACCGTCCGGCTCAATCCTTACGGGCTTCCCGTACGTCACGGATAGAGCGTCCCCTCACAGTGCTCCGCGTACAACGTCAGCGTCATCGGACGATGCCGGCGGATGTAGTAACCGGGTGGGACCCGATATGCGTTCAGCACTTTGCGACCACAGATGTAGGTCATGTACGGCTTACCGAAGTAGAAGCGCAGGCACTTGTTGATCTTCATGAGATCAGGTCCAGCCGTACCACCATCAGCCATCAGCTCGGCCACGCGAATCCCTGTGGCCCACTCGTAGATCATCACAGCCGATATGCGGTGACCTGTCTGTGGCGACAAGTTGCGCTCGAACTTGCGGACCTCGCGTTCCCACTGAACCAAGTGCGGGTTCTCCTTCACTAGGAACTTGTCCTTGGTGAATGGCATTTTTGGTCTTTCTTCGTCAGGCAGAACCAACTGGTCGATCCGAGCTGCCGACTGCGCACCGTGGGCCGTCGACGGCACACGGTGCTTGTTGGCCTCCTCCTTGTCGAACCTCTTCTTCAAGAGAATCTCGATCTCGGTCAGGAGACTCTGGTCATCCAGTGACGCCATGAGCGAGATCGTACCCCCCAAAAAAGAGAGAGCCGAGACCCTGTAGGGTCCCGGCTCTCGTCTCACTTCCCTCGCTGGCTCGGCTGCTGCTCCCGCCGCTCCTGCGCCTTCGCCGCGTACCACCGCTTTGCGTGTGGCAAGCAGAGCCTGCCACTCTTTGACCGGCACTTGTCACCTGGCGCTGCACCGCAGTACGCACACGGCAGAGCCAGCATCCGCTGCTTGAACGGGTCCGTCCAGTCGGTCACGGCAGGCCGTACTTGCTGATGTTGGCCACCAGCTTGGCGATCTCGTCCGCCGGCAGGCCGACGTCGAGCGCCCTGTCCTGCAGCAGCTCCTCCCAGCCAGGGACCTGCGCCTGCTGCATCTGGCTCCCGATGGCGAACAGGGTCTGGTTGCGCTTCCCCTGCGGCATCGGCTTCTTCAGGTCGTCCATGATCTCGTCGTGCATCATGAGCACCTCCATCTCATCCTCGTTCGCCAGGACCTTGGTGATCCTGGCTGTGGTCGCAGCGATCTTCTGATCGCGTGCGTTCAAGACCTGGAACAGGTGGTCCGGCAGCTTGGCCGGCTGCCTCCCGTTCCACCGCTGCGTGTCGTGGTGGTACACACATCCGGTCGCCCGGAAGTCCACGCCCTGCTCGATGCCGATGCGGTCGTTCAGCAGGGCGTAGCCCTTGACCGCATCCCATGTGTCATCGACGACGTAGAACAGGTGGTACCCATCCCCCGACTTCGACGTCTCCGCCATCGTCGGGGTCAGCACGCCCAGCCTCTTGGCATGGTCGAGCCCACCGTTCTTCCCGTCGATGTCGATGCAGACCAGCAGCACCGACCGCATCACATAGGCGTAGGCCCACCTGCCACGGCGGTAGCCGTACAGGATGCGACGCTCGTCGAACTCGCCACGCAGGTACTTCTCCATGAACCCCGGACCAGAGGTGGAGGTAAGTCCCCACCCTGTATCGGTCCGACCATCAGGCCACACCCTAACCAGGGCCGGGCCTCTCGGTCCGGCGTAGTTCATGAACGCCAGGTTCCGTTCCTCGATGTCGTAGACGTCAGTCCTCCACCAAGGCAGGGGTGATGTCATCTGGATCCTCCGTTCTCTGTGTCTCCATGAACGCAGCCGCCTCCTCCTTCAAGCCGACCACGAACCTGACCTTGCTCACCTTCTCGTTGGTACGCACCGACTTCCGCTCGGTCTCCAGCAACGGCTGGAACTGAGCCAGCACGTCGGTCTCCGACCAGTTGCCGATGTCGTTCTCGTTGTGCAGTCGCCACGAGCGGAACCCCGTCACGACCACGTCGAACTCTGCACCGAACAGGGAGTTCACTCCGTCCGGCTCGGTGTCCTCCACGTACTTCAGGTACTGCAGACCCGTGGAGTTCACCAGCATCTGCTCCAGCTGCAGCTCGAGCGCACGACTCGTCGGCGCCAGCTCGCCGGCCACCGCATCCTCGAGGATGTAGCGGTCGACCAGCAGCGACAGCAGGGCACCGAGCATCTTCTCGCTCAGCATCCGTCGCTCGAACCGGTGGTCCAGCCGGTACACGTTCGGGAACTGGAACCGGACCAGCCGCTTCTGCAGGGCAGCAGACTTGTCACTGGTCTTCGGCTCACGCTGCAGACCCTCCAGAAACAAGGCGTTCGTCTGCACCTGCGTCGACTTGGACTCGTACAGCTTCCTGATCGACACCTGCTCTCCCGCGATCAGGGACTTCTCCATCCCACTGTCCTTCAAGTACACCGCCTGCCCATCGAAGATGATGTTCAGCAGCTTCCCGTTCAGCTCGGTGACCACCGGACTCTGATCCGCGATCATCTGCCGCGACACCGATGACACGTTCTCGGAACCGAACAGGTGCTGC